CTAACAAGCTGTGGAGGATTCGGTATGTATTGCTCGATGAATTTAGTACTTTCATACAAGGTTATACATTCAGTACCATCTTCGCTTCTTTCATGCCCGATGACACGCTCCAGCTTAAATTCGTTACGATAATCTCCAACTCTTTGATCTTTTTTGCCAGGGCAGGCAACAAAAAGTATTTCATCTTTATTTTTCTTTGGTTCGTATTTTGGAGCTTCTACTGTAGGTTGTACAAATTCCTGCTCTTGATTTTGGGGGGTTTCTGACTGCGTATATACAAATTCGTTGGGGTTATACTGCAAAGGTTCAAAACTAGGAATACTGAAATTACCACATTCTGTATATGTGCCGTATTCGTCTTTTTCACTATCAATAAGACTTGTTAGGTTATTTCTATGTACTCTTACACAACCAGGAATATCAACTATAGGTTTACTTATATTATTTAATACTGGTACATCAGTTTTCCATATTGGTATTTCGTTTATTTCTACTTTATGAATATTTATACGAGGTATTTCACTCACTTTTTAGGTAGAGGCATAGAAGGACCTGTAACATTTGGCAAATTATTGTCCAACATTTTTGGCATCATGCCCTGTACATTTCCTAAGATTTCATTCATAACTTGAGACTTGAAGTTTTCAGATGTTACATATTTGTAGCCAAGATACGCTCCACCACTCATAGAAGCTACCATTACAAATGAGATGATACTTAAAACATTAGCTATTTTTTGAAACATGATAAGAGAAGCATTAATTAAAGCAAGCGTACCAATAATATTTATGGTACTTTTCCTGATTATAGGATTAGCACCACTTTATGTCATGTATGGCATTATTGATAGAAATATACCTGTTAAGACTCGGTAGCTGGTTCGTCTGGTTTCAAAATATCTTCAACAGCAGCTATAGCTCCTTTAAGTTCAAATATTTTTTGTTTACAGTTTTCTACTACTTGAGTAGCTTGATTATAGTTGGTTACTATTTGCTGTAGCTCAGAGTTTAGAGCCTCTAGTTTTTGTTGTGGATCGACTGCCATTAAACTGATATTGTATTACTCTAATATACTGGTAATCTGTCAAAAATTCAACTAGGTTCTGTTGGCCAGGTTGGATTGTTAGGATCTGATGTATTCGCTGGTAAATCTCTTAGTTTTTGTCGATAAGTTGCCCAGGGAGTTTTTATTGCATCAGGTACATCAGAACCTTGAGTCCAATCACTCATTCTTAATTTTTGATTTCTGTCTCTTCTAAGTAAACGCAATGGTTCGCCAGCTTCTAATTCAGCAATTTTTGCTGTTACTTCAGATTTTGTTGGTTGTGTTATATCAGATGATAACCAAGTAATTCCTTCATAACTATCGCCATCAATAACCCACTCTGCGTTTGGTGTTAATTGTGCTAATGCTTCTGCAATCATTATCCTGACATCTCCAAAACTATTAATGATGATTGACAGGATGATTGATAAGGATTACTACCATCGTTATTATTATGGCTACGATTTATAGTCAAAGGTTTAGATGAATCTTGCACTCTAACTTGTATTTTATAAGTTACTGCGGATGTTGTATTAGTGCCATCACATCCGACAACTGCCCATGAACCAAAACTATGGTCATCATTAAAAGCAATACCTCCAACAGTCATACAACCTCTAGACCTACTTCCTTCTGATCTACCATTAACTGAATGATGCTCAGTAAAACTACCGCTACCAATTTGTCTCATAACCCTAAATTCCGAAGAATGGTCTAAATTGCTTTGTCTTGTTGATGCTCTTCCAAAACTTACCAATATAAGAAAAGTACTGCTTGTCTTTTGAGGTGTCAGCGTTACATTCATATCTGTAACATCAACAAAAGACGTAGAACTTGTAGAAAAATGTCCACCATTTCTACCTAATTTTGCTTGTAATATACCGCCATACGCACCAGAAGCTATACCATCTACAGGTCTTAAACTAGAAGTAAAAATTGGCATCAGCTTACCTCCGTTAAGTTAAATCTATATTTTTTGCCATTGCGTTTGTTAATCAAGAATAGCGATTCCTCTCCTTCTTGTATAGTATAACTTCCCCAAGTTCCGTCAACGTCATTAGATGAACCTTCGTTAGATAAGTTAAGGTCGTTGGTGTAAATGTTTGCCCAACGTAACGATGTAGAACCTAAATCATCGGTGTTGTTTGTTTGCGGTAAGAAATTTCCATTACATTCAACATGACTTGTTTTTACTACTAGATCAACAGTACCACTAGCATTTGCTGTCGTAATAGTTACTGGCCCATTTCCACTAGCTCGTACTGTATTAGAATTGATGAACATACCATTAACTGATAGTGCGTCTTGTGCAGGGTTTATCTTAATGGTGTCATCAGATTTTAAAGTACCATCTGTATCTTGTATCGCAATTTTTAGATAAGTGTTAGTAGTAGTATTAGGAAGATCATCTACATGAAGATTACCTGTAATATCAACACCAGCAGAAGTAGTCGCAAACTTTGTACTCCCATCGTAACTTAAAGATACTGAGCCACTATCATTAATCGAAATCATATTATCGCCACCACATCTGATTCTTATATCATCTCCATTATTTGCCCTAATAAGATTTGAACTAGGTGGGCTGTGAAAAATTTCTAAATCTTGACTAGCTCCAATTTTTAAACTACTGTTTGTCGGTATTAATACAGAACCATCAGAATTTATTTGAAATCTAGTTGACGTATTAGTAAGATCTCTAAATTCTAAAACTCCATTTGAATTACTTATTCTAAAATCACTATCGTTATCAGTATCAGTTAAAAATATATTTGGATTAGTTGATGATATTGTAAAGTTTCCATTTGTTGTAAGATTTCCACTTGCAGTTATGCTTGTAGATGCTGTGATAGCTCCTGTTACGTCAATACCAGCATCAAAATCGTGATTTAATTTTGATACGATTTTTGAGTCATCAATAGTAAATCTAGCATTTGGAGCATTATCGTCATGAACCTCAAAAGTACCATTGTTATTTCGTAATGAATAATCTGGATTATTATCGCTATCAAGAAGACGTACTCTTGGTTGTGCACCTGTTACATTAACTTGTCCACAATCTACAAGTTGTGATCCAAAATCAGGACTAATCTTTGACCCTGCTATCGCTGCATCACTTACAACTTTGGCATTATTTATTGCACCATCTACAATTTTAGCGTTACTAACTGCACCATTAGCAATTTTAGCTGTTGAAACTGCACTATCAGCTAAATCTGCTGTTGCGATAGTGCCGTTCTTTATACCGTCAGTACTGATTTGTGTAAGTGCCATTTACTTTGCCTCCAATGCTTCAATTCTACCTATAGCTTCTTGTAATGCAGCTACAAGTAAAGGTACAAGTTTAGAATGATCCATCATTTGATGAATTTCAGTACCAATTTCTTTATCTAAATAATCTCCTTTATCGTGATCATCCTTTGTAACAACTCTATCTTTTGTACCATCAACACAATCTTCAACTAAATTTTCTACTTCATGTGCAAAAAAGCCATCAACAGTCTTATTTGGTAAATGCTTCCAATTAAATTTATATGGTTTAAATTTCTTAATTCTTTCAATACCATCTGATATTAAAACTTCATTTTCTTTAAGACGATAATCAGAAGATGTTGCGTATGTTGTTGATGAAGTAGTATTTGTTATCTTTCCTCTTTGAGTACCACTATCATCTAAAAAAGATATTTGTTCTCCTGCTATCGAACCAGTAGCTCTGTTATTTTGCAGAGTCAAAGTTACCGCAATACCACTTGAAGCGTGTTTTAAAAATGCTACATTACCCGAACCACCATTATCAACGTGCAACTTTGACGATGGACTTGTTGTACCTATACCTACCTTTCCATCATTTTTAATACGTACTTTTTCAGTTGGATTATCATTATTAACACCATTTGTAGATGTTAAAAAGACTAAATCATTCGATGCATTATCTAAACTATTTCTTACTCCATGAATTTGCGCTCTATGTTTTGTAGCAGAAGTACTTGAAGCAGAACAATCAAAAGAGATACCTCCCCCTCCACCTACTGTATTAGTACCAGAAGTTGATATTTCTATTAGGTTTGGACTACTAGACATTGCCTTTTGCAAATGTAGTAAATGTCCAGGACTTGTTGTACCTATACCTACGGCTCCAGCATTTGAAATGTGTAAACGTGCGTTTCCATTAGTATATAAATTTAGAGGATGGTTAGATTCTGAACCTATACGAAGATCACTATCTTGAACAGTTTGTATAAATGCTTTTGTACTTTCAGATTGTGAATTAACTCTAAAAACAGT